AAGAAGGCTATTAAGTCTCTTAGTGATTCTCAGTATGCCTCTACAACTAGAGCCAAACGAAAAGGCACTGCTGCGGGTAAGCAGTTTGTGGCTCAACCTAAAAAGGTTGCAGCCAAAGTAAAACCTCACAGGAAAATAAAATGAGAAATCTAACAGAAAAACAACAAAAATTTTTAGATGTTCTTTTTGAAGAAGCCAAAGGTGAACCTGCTCAAGCTAGAAAGTTAGCTGGGTATGCAGAAACAGTATCTACTTCTTCTATTGTAAATGCTTTACAGGAAGAGATTGCAGAAAGAACTAAGAAATTTATTTCTACTACAGCCACTAAAGCTGCATACTCTATGAAACATATTATGGATAATCCTACTGATCTTGGTAATAAAGAAAAGATAGTAGCAGCAAAAGATATCCTTGATCGTGGCGGCTTTAAAGCTACAGACAAAGTAGAAGTGTCTACTTCTAATCCTTTATTTATATTGCCCCCTAAAGATGAGTAACATAGGTAAAGTGTGGGAGCTACCTGCACCTAGAGAAGATGAAGAGTTTGAATGGCGATCAGTAGTAAGGGTAGGTAGGTTAATACCTTTTGGATATAAACAAGACTCTGAAGATAAAGATATACTTAGACCCATATCAGAAGAGTTAGAACTACTAGAAGAAGCTAAAAAATATCTTAAACAATATAGTTACAGAGATGTGTCGGCTTGGTTAAGTGAGCAATCTGGTAGGTATATATCCCATGTAGGATTAATGAAGAGAGTTAAAATTGAAAGAAAACGTAAGAGAGAAGCTGCAGCACAACGCCACCTCGCTGAAAAATACAAAGCGGCCCTCGAAAAAGCGAAGAAGCTTGAAGAAGAAAGACTCGGTGGAAAAGACCTCAAGTGTTGCACAAATAACACAGTTGGAGAGTTACTCTAAAGAAGATGTAATCTTTGAACCTAACCCCGGCCCTCAGACTTCTTTTTTATCTTCAACAGAACAAGAGGTTCTTTATGGAGGTTCTGCTGGTGGAGGTAAAAGCTATAGCCTTATTGCAGACCCAGTAAGATATTTTTCTAACTCTAATGCTAGGATGTTGTTAGTTAGACGTAGTACAGAAGAACTGAGAGAACTTATTTCTGTTTCTAAACAGCTATACCCAAGGGCTGTTCCCGGAATTAAGTTTATGGAAAGAGATAAAACTTGGGTAGCCCCATCAGGCGCAACACTGTGGATGAGTTACCTTGACAGAGATGATGATGTTATGCGTTACCAAGGCCAAGCCTTTAACTGGATTGGCTTCGATGAACTTACACAATGGCCTAGCCCTTATCCTTGGGATTATATGAGATCAAGGTTACGTACTAATAGAGACAGTAAGCTACCTTTATACATGAGAGCTACTAGTAACCCCGGAGGTCCGGGTCATCAATGGGTTAAAAAGACTTTTATTGATCCTCAAACACCTAATAAATCTTTTTGGGCCACAGATATAAACACTGGTGAAATAGTAGCATGGCCTAAAGGACACTCAAGAGAAGGTGAACCTTTATTTAAACGTAGGTTTATACCTGCTACTTTGTTTGACAACCCATATCTAGCAGAAGATGGTATGTATGAAGCAAACCTTTTATCTTTGCCAGAACATCAACGTAGGCAACTACTAGAAGGTGATTGGGATATAAATGAAGGTGCAGCATTTCCTGAGTTTAATCGTAGTATACATGTTATAGAACCTTTTGAGATACCTAGTAACTGGGTTAAGTTTAGAGCTTGTGACTATGGATACGGTTCTCATACTGGTGTTGTATGGTTAGCAGTAACTCCCGCAGAACAAATCATAGTATACAGAGAGATGTATGTAAGTAAAGTTATTGCTACAGATTTAGCTGACATGATCTTAGATGTAGAGCAAGAGGAAAAAATACGCTATGGAGTTCTTGACTCTTCTTTGTGGCATAATCGTGGCGATACTGGCCCATCTCTTGCTGAACAAATGATTATGAAAGGTTGCAGATGGAGGCCATCAGATAGATCAAAAGGCTCTAGGGTAGCAGGTAAGAATGAATTACATAGACGATTACAGGTAGATGAGTTTACAGAAGAACCAAGACTTGTAATATTTAATAACTGTAAAAATTTAATTTCACAGTTACCTGCATTACCTCTAGATAAAAATAACCCTGAAGATGTAAACACACATGCCGAAGACCACTTGTATGATGCGTTAAGGTATGGCATAATGACAAGACCAAGAAGTAACTTGTTTGATTACAACCCTGCTACTAGTACAGGGTTTCAGATAAGTGACCCTACTTTTGGATATTAAGGAAATAATATGGAAGAAGAATTTGAAGAGATAATGGAGTCAGAAGAATCTGCATCTTTAGACGATAGCAAAGAAGATTCTTATTCAGACCCTCTCTCAGGCACAATAGTTAATTTAGTTACTAGTAAATACTCAAAAGCTTCTACAGCTAGGGAGACTGAAGAACAAAGGTGGTTGCAAGCTTACAGAAACTATCGTGGTTTATATGGCCCTGATGTTCAGTTTACTTCTACAGAAAAATCACGTGTCTTTGTAAAAGTAACTAAAACAAAAGTACTTGCTGCCTATGGACAAATTATTGACGTACTTTTTGGCAACAATAAATTTCCTATAAGTATTGAACCTACCACCCTACCTGAAGGCGTAGCTGGTTCAGTGCATTTTGAAACTGATGAAAATGTTAAAAAAGGACTAGGCCCAACAGAAGAAGATATGAAGCTTCTTCCCGGTGAAACTTTTCCTCAACTACAAGAACGTCTTGCAGGATTAGAAGATAAATTAGACCCTGTTTTAGATATACTTAAAGAAGGACCGGGAACTACCCCTAGTCAGGTTACAGTACACCCTTCAATGCTTGCAGCTAAAAAAATGGAAAAGAAAATCCATGACCAACTTGAAGAGTCTAATGCTAATAAACAATTACGTGTAGCTGCATTTGAATGTGCTTTGTTTGGTACAGGGGTTATGAAAGGTCCATTTGCTATGGACAAAGAGTATCCTAATTGGAATGAAGAAGGTGAGTATGCACCTACTATAAAAACTATCCCTCAAACTTCTTCTGTTTCTATTTGGAATTTTTATCCTGATCCAGATGCTATTAATATGGATGAAGCAGAGTACGTAATTGAACGACATAAAATGTCACGTTCACAAATGCGTACCCTTAAAAATCGTCCTTTCTTTAGATCAAACTCTATTGACACTGCTATTTCTATGGGTGAGTCTTACACTAAAGAGTGGTGGGAGCAAGCAATGGAAGATGATTCTCAAGAAGCTAAATCTGAAAGATTTGAAGTTCTTGAGTTTTGGGGCAATGTAGACACAGAAATTCTTGAGGGGCATGATATTGATATACCTAAAGAACTTCAAAACCTAGATGAGTTAAGTGTAAATATTTGGGTTTGTAATAATCAAGTACTACGCCTTGTGATGAACCCTTTTACCCCTACATTAATTCCTTACTATTCTGTACCCTATGAGATTAACCCTTATAATATCTTTGGTGTAGGTTTAGCTGAGAATATGGATGATACCCAAACTCTTATGAATGGGTTTATGCGTATGGCGGTAGACAATGCAGCCTTAAGTGGTAATATGTTAATTGAAGTAGACGAAACTAACTTAGTTCCGGGTCAAGATTTAAGTGTGTATCCCGGAAAAGTCTTTAGGCGTCAAGGGGGTGCACCGGGTCAAGCAATCTTTGGCACCAAGTTTCCTAACGTATCCAATGAGAACATGCAGATGTTTGATAAGGCACGTGTATTAGCAGACGAGAGTACAGGCTTTCCTAGCTTTGCTCACGGGCAGACAGGAGTTTCAGGTGTAGGACGTACAGCTTCTGGCATTAGTATGCTCATGTCTGCTGCTAATGGCTCTATACGGAATGTAGTTAAAAATGTAGATGACTACTTACTTGGCCCAATGGCAAAAGCTTTCTTTAGTTTTAATATGCAGTTTGACTTTGATGAAGAAATTAAAGGTGATCTTGAAGTTAAAGCACGTGGAACAGAAAGTCTTATGGCTAATGAAGTACGTAGTCAAAGACTTATGCAATTCCTTGGTGTTATGCAAAACCCTACTCTTGCTCCTTTTGCTAGATTAGATTATGTTGTTCGTGAGATTGCTAAATCTATGGACCTTGATCCAGATAAACTAACTAACTCTTTATCAGATGCTGCAATACAAGCTGAGATACTTAAAAAGTTTCAAGCAGAAAATCCAGAACCCCCTGCTCCAGCAGGTGCACCTCAAGGTGCTGGTGCCGCACAGCCTCTCCCAGCAGGCACACAGGCTCAAGACACACAAGGCAGCGGTGGGGGTACTATAGGTACAGGCTCAGTGCCTACACCGGGAGAACAGGGCTTCTCAGCTAATACTGGTGGAGGACCAATTCAGTGAGTTTAAAAATGTTAGTAAATAACCCTGAAACATGGAATGCTTTTGAAAAAGAACTTGATGAACGTATTCAAAATAGTTACAGGATGTTTTCACAAACTGAAGAGGCTAATGTAATGTATAGAATGCAAGGTCAAGTACATGCACTAAATGCACTTAAGCAACTTAGACTAAAGGTTAATGCTGATGGCTGACATTCAAGTACCTAGAGCAGATGAGCCTTACCTTGATGGCAGGGCAGAAAACATAGTTAAAAAATTTAATGAACCTAATGATAAGTTTTTAGATACTGCTGTAGAATTAGCTACTGAACCTTTACAAGAAGCCAAGCAAGCTTTTATGCAAGCTGGTAAAGGTGCTGTCTTTGAAATGCTGCCCAGAGATGACCCTAGAATTATGCAAGCTTTTAAACAAACTAATGACTACCTTGCAGGGTTAGGTTATGCAGGTTTTAAAACAGGAGAAGCTGCAGCTAAGTTTGTTGCAGGTGCATTAGCTGATGCATTAGGTCAAGACAAAGGTGAGATAGGTGAAGGTATCTTACGTAGTGAAACAAGTGCTGCTAAAGACATTATGGCTATGCCAGAAGCATTTGCTGGAATGGTTGGACCTAGAAGTGTGCAAATGCTAGATGATGCAATAGATTCTTTTGGTGGGTATTTTAAACTATTAAAAACTGCAGGGCCAGTAATTAAAGCAGACTTGGGTGGTAAGCTTCAAGCTTTAGCAGATGGTGACTTTGACTTCTTAAATGAAAGTCCTACTCCTAAAACTACAAGTGCAGGTGCACAAGTAACAGGGCAAGGCACAACACCAGTAGATCAACCCGATCCTAAATCATTAACTAAACCAAAGTCTTTAGTCAGTCCTTTATTTAAAACAGCTAGTCCTTCTATCTTAACAACATATTCTGATTATGGAGATATAAATCCTTTTTATAGTTCTTTACTTACTGCAATAGATAATTTGCCAGTAGGTAAAAAAGGAGTAAAAGGTAGTAATGTTATTAAGTACCTTACAAAGAATGCACCTAATATAAATATGAAAGAGTTGTACTGGTCAGGCATGTTAGAAAATGCACCTATGAGAGGTACAGTAGGTTATAGAGGTTCTAATCAAGATATCCAAGGTATTGATCCTGATAAAACATATACTAAAGATTCTTTAATTCGTATGGCAGATGCTTCTGCACCTCAAATAGTAGTAAGAAAATTTTCTTCTCTATCACGTGACAGAGATAATATGCCTCAGTGGACAGGCACTCAACAAGTACCTATAAATATTTTTACAGAAGACCCTAGAATGATTTCTACTTCTCAAAATACTCCAACTCCTCCAAGTATACTTAATCGTCAAAATACAAATAGAAGACAAGCTTTTAACATTGGACGAGGTACTTATGTAGGTGGACAAAGTACTAACTCTGAGTATGTAGAATATCTAATTACTAATGTAAACTCTAGGGGCAGTACATACCCTAAATCAGATGCACATTGGAGAGTAGATAATAAAGATGAAACTGTACTTGCTCATGTAAGAGGTAGTTTTGTTCCTATTATAGAGCCAATTACGGGTGGACGGGCCAGTGCCGTAAGAACATTTCCATCTAAAAAAACAAATGTATTTATAGTAGATGAGGTACAAGCTGACCCTGCACAGAAATCATCTGCTGAAGTTAGAGCAGGTAAACCTAGTACAGTTGCATCACAAAGAACTTCTAAAGAAACTGCAAAGATTTTAAATTCTTCAGAGGTAGATGTTAAAACAGCATTGACTACTAATTTAACTAAAGCAGTAGATGAAATTGGAAATTCTGAAGCTATACCTACTAGTGATAGATTTAATCGTATTTTTGGTGTTGATGAAAATGACCCTTTTCCTGTACAAACAGATAAAGTAAACGAAGGTTTAAAAGAAATAGCTGAAACTCTTGCAAATGTAGAAAAAGAATATTTAACATTCCTTATAGATAAAGATGAAGTTGCTGAGATTATTAGCTCAACTTTTAATGACAAACTTAAAACAACTGCAATATTAAGAAACACTAGTGGCCCCGGTGCATTTCCTGAAGCTGTTATGAATCAAATAAAACTTAATGTTTTAGGAGATTTAATTTATGGTAAAGGTATGGTAAGAGGAACTCCTATTTTAAAAACTAAACTTGAAGAAGTAATAGCAAACTCTTTAGGTGGTAAGCCTGTTGCAGCTACAGATATTACTCCTGTAGGTACAGGAGATAGTGTTAGACTAGGGCTACTGTCTATAATGAGAGAAGCTGTTAAAAAAGATACTAACACAATAGTTATACCACCTGTAGATGATTTAATGAAAGCACACAATCTTGGTGAAAAACCAACAAAAGAAACTTATGAAGATGCTATGATAAAAGCATTAAAAATTTTAAAGTCAGAAACAAATAAAAAAGTTAGCTTTACAAAAGGTAAGATAGACGGATTACAATTTGATAGTGATAAAAACTATTTAATAATTAATTTTGATTCTGATATAGTAGATGAAACTAAACAAACAAGATTTGCCGAAGGGGGCTTAGTTTAAACATGGACGAACAAATGGAAATGGTACTTAGAGAAGGTGGCATTAGAGATGATGGCCTTAATGTAGACCCTGTATCGGGCAATGAAATCCCTTCTGGTTCTCTTGCTGAAGAGGTAAGAGATGATATACCAGCACAACTTTCTGGTGGTGAGTATGTTGTACCTGCTGATGTAGTCAGATTTTTTGGTGTAAAGTATTTTGAAGATTTACGTATGGAAGCAAAGTCAGGCTTGCAAGATATGGAAAGAAATGGTAGGATAGGTGGTGAACCTATGATGGCTGCATCAGCCCCTACTGGTCAAGGCATTACTGAGGCTGATCTACAAGCACTAGAAGCTATGATGACTACAGGTGTTTATAGTGGTGGTCTTATGGATAAGATTGCTTACACTATTGAGAATGATCCTCTTGTTAATGAACGAGTAAATAAAAAAGGTACGCCAGTAAAATTTGCTCAAGGTGGTCAGGTGTCTAGTGCATTTAGTGATACAAATGAAATAGATAAAATTATTGACCAAGTATCTATTATGGCACAGCAAAATCCTAATATAATGCAAGAGCTACAGCAACGAGGTATTTCAGTAAATCAACCTATTAAAAAAATGTCACTGGGCGGTGATATAGGGACTAACAGTATTTATCAAAACTATCAAACCCCCGGATATTCTACAGTAATAGGTGGGGGTAGACCACAAGTACCACAGGCTGTAACTAAGGATGTTACTGCTGAACCTGTAACTCCGACAACTCCTGTAGGGCCACAACCTACACCTGATGTAGGTCAGTGTGGAGCAAATGGAAGATGGGATGGATTTGGATGTATATACGGTGATCCAGATGGTGGAGGAGGAGGAGAAGGTTCAGGAGGTGGAGGAACTGCATCAAGTGGAAAAAGCTGGTATGAAGAAGGAGATATTACTGACATAGATAATTATGTAGATAATCAATTAAAAGATGTAATATCAGGCGGGGCTTTTGGAAGTAGTGATGCAAGTAAAGGTGTCGTTGAAAACTTTTTAACTGGTGCTCTTTCAAATTTACCTATGGTAAAAACAATCCAAGGTGTTGGCAAACTAGATAAGATTGCTAGAGCAAGAGCAGCAGTAGAAGTAAATCAACGAGCTGGTTTAATTAGTGATAAAAAAGCTGCTGCTTTAGATGCAAAAATTAGTGATGCTGCTAGAGATGCAGGTATTTTAGGTTTAGCAAATACTGTTGCTACTGGTTCTGGTAATGCAGGAGGTGCTTTTAAAGCATCAGATAAATTTGGTAATAAAGATGGCAAAATCGAGCCTATAGAAATTATAGAATGGTTAGGTACTTTAGATATTAAAGGTAAACCTGTAGTTGTACCAGAAGATTCATCAGGTACAGGCCCAGCCCCCACAACTGGGGGTGGCAATGCTAAACCATCTAATAATGGTGGTGGTAATGGTGGTAATGGTGGTAATGGCGGTGATGATAATGGTAGTGGTGGTGGAGGAAGTTATGGAGATACTGTAACAGGATCAGGCAGAACTCAATCAGAAATTGATGCAGGTGCTGGTGGAGGTGGGTATAATAGTAGCCCTACTGGAAGAACAAGCACTTCTAAACCAAGTTCTCGTTCCACAGCTACAGAACGTAGTGATGATTATGCTACAGGCGATCCGGGTATGCAAGCAGGATATAGACAAGGCGGCTTAATGAAGAAACGAAAAAAGAAATAGGTTAATAACAATCTATCCACAATAACAATAAGGCTACCCAGCTACGGCTGGCCCCAACATAAAGGAAACAATATGCCTGAACTACAAACAATGGAAAGCCCTAAGAATGCAGGGTTTATAAATCCTAATCACAACAATCGTAATCGTAAACGTATTGAAGAGGATGAAAAAGAACTTGAAGAACTCCAAGGTAGTAAAGAAGAAGTTACCGAAGAAGAAACGTCCGATACAGAAGATAAAGAAGAGACGTTATCAAGAGAAGAAAAATCTTTTAAAAAACGATATGGTGATCTTAGACGCCACATGAGTGAGAAAGAAACTGAGTGGAAAGAAAAGTTTGAAACCCTTGAAGGTAGAATGAATGACTCTTCTATTCGCCCACCTAAGTCTGAAGAAGATGTACAAGCTTGGATAGCAAAGTACCCTGATGTTGCTAGTATTGTAGAAACTATTGCTAGTAAAAAAGCAGAGTCAATGTTTAGTAAGGCAGAGAAACGGTTACAAGAAATAGATGATGCTAACTATGAAAGCACTCGACTATCCTATGAGAGTAAGATCAGAAAAACTCATGAAGACTTTGATGATTTAAAATCATCAGATGAGTTTCATGATTGGGCAGATGAGCAACCTAAGTGGGTTCAAGATGCTTTATATGAAAACCCTGACGATCCTGCATCTGTCATACGAGTTATTGATCTTTATAAAAGTGACAAAGGTTTAACTAAAGTAGCCAAGAAAGCTAAAACAAAAGAAGCAGCAAGCGTTGTAAGTAAACGTAGTAAGACTTCTGTTGATGCTAGTGAAGGTGAAAGCATGATTAAAGAGTCTGATGTTGCTAAGATGTCAGACAAAGATTTTGAAAAAAATCAAGAAGAAATTACCAAGGCAATGCGTACTGGTAAATTTATTTACGATATTTCGGGTAATGCCCGATAATAACTATTGACAAAAAACTAAATGTCAATATAACTAAGGGTATAGTAACAAAGAGCCTCCTTTAAGGACTACCTCAATTACTAGCCCTTTTCACACAAAGTCTAAACACGGATAAGAACTACCTGACTAAGTACAGGCCCAGTAGTATAACGGTTGGCCGACTGTAATATCTCTGCACCCTAGAAAATAATCAGCCTCTTACTAATGATGTTTAGCTTACTTAAGCCAAACAATATCATAGGAGGATTTACTATGGCTTTTACAACCGCATCAGGTTATGGGAACTTACCAAACGGTAATTTTAGTCCTGTAATCTATTCCAAAAAAGTACAGCTTGCATTTCGCAAGAGTACTGTTTGTGGAGATATTACTAACTCTGATTATTTTGGGGAGATTGCCAGCCAAGGTGATACCGTCAAGATTATTAAAGAACCAGAAATCTCTGTGTCGCAGTATGCACGTGGTACAAATGTCACTGCACAAGACTTGCAAGACGAAGATTTCTCGTTAGTCATTGATAAGGCAAACTATTTTGCTTTTAAGATGGACGATATTGAAGAAGCACACTCACATGTGAACTTCATGGACCTTGCAACAAACCGTGCTGCATACCGTCTTGCTGATCAACATGACCAAGAAGTTCTTGGCTACATGTCTGGTTACGCACAGTCTGCTTTGCACTCACAAGCTGACGGCCTTAACACAACTATCAATGGTACTAAAGCTGTAAGCACTGCTGGTTCTAACGAACTGCTTTCCTCTATGCAACTGCATAAGGATGACTTTGGCAACATCACTACAAGCTCCGCAGGAACACACTCTATTCCTCTGGCTGCACGTTTGCCCGGTGCTACT